GGGTCTATGACAGCATCCCCTTTCTAAGAGGCTTACACTTCCAGCTAATCGGCATTAGGCCGTGAGCCATCTCCCCGATGTCACGACCCATTTCCATAGCACGTTCCTCGCAAGCCTTCATCGTTGGATAAGGGCCGCGAACATCGTGGAACTCAATACATTCGGTAGGATTTGCTATTGCACAGGCTAATACAATTGCCTTAAACATCTTTCCGCAATGCCTTGCGGATGCGGATAACAAGAAGCACAATACCAATAAGACCAGCAACTAGCGTTACCCACTCATTGAGAGCGTGTAACCAAACTGGGCTAGTGATTGCACCTACTGCCAGAGCAATGTCGGTATGTGCTTCGTTGTCCATCTACCTACTCCGCTTGTGCTGCTGCGTAAGCAGCCTTAACCGCGTCAGTAAATACAGTGCCAGCAATAGCTTGTACGTCAGCAGCCTCGGCTGTCAGATCAGCGTCAGGTTCTAGTGTGTGACGATGAAAGGTCTTGCTGATCTCTGTGCCATCCTCTGAGATAATAGTCGCAGTGCGTACTTGCACTACAGACCAATCACCTTGATTGATAACCTCGATCTTGTCGTTGATAATTGTTTTAGTCAGTGCCATCGTTTATCTCCTTTTGGCTAGGACTGTCCACGCTCAGAGCGCAATTTCAGATTGGATTTCTGAAAGTGTTTTAAATGTTTTAACACCCTCCACCTCAGAAGCGATTGGATTAAATGTGTTTGGAACGATCAAGGATGTGCAGCCTTCAACATCAGGCTCGCTTTCAGAACGATTAATGATCCAGAGATTTCCGTTTGCCTTAAAAATCAGCTTCATCTTCTTTTCCTTAAACTAAAGCAGTCCAGACAGCACCAGTATCACTTGAAATATAATACTGTGTGTCGCGCTGAACGCCGAGCTTGCCGCCTTTTTTGTAAACTCGGCTAAATGTATAAGCGGCTGGCGCGTTTGTTAAAGTTTGACTGCCAACATAAAAATCGCTTCCATCATATATCTTTGAAAGGTCAAGAGGCCAATCAATTCTTCCAAAACCTGATCCCATTTTGTTATCTCGGATCATGCAACTATTAGTATAAGGGCTGCCGTTAAAGACAATTCGAGCATCACCGTTAAAGTTGGCCTTATAGTTGTCATACACATACATAAACCATTTGTCGCTGTAATCTCCGAGAGCGTATGACATAGTGATAAAGTCATAAGTGCTGACATGATTGCCGTTGATTTTCCAAGTGACAGTTCCGTTTGTATCAGCAGGCGTAGGTCCACTACTCAAATAGGCAAAATGAGAAAACGCTACAGTATTGTTTGCAGCGGCAGGAGAAATTGGGAAATTAACAAAATTGTCAGCAATTTCCACAAAGTGGTTGGCGGTCACACCAGCAGCGGGCATTGATGGGATGGTAAAGTAAGGCATTGCCTGTTGCACTTCAACATTGTTTTTTGTAACACGCTGGAAAAAGGCTTCGTTGCTGTAATCTTGATTTGCTAATGTTGGCGGCTGCGGCACGAACAAAGATGCAGAGCTACCACCAGACCAGCCAGTTCCGATGCGAACAGTGTTGCTATCAATCGTAGCATCACCGACTTGCGAATCTACACCACGAAAGTTTGCAATTAATTCGAGAGACCCACTTAAGGACATATCATTGCCTTGCACCAATGCGGTGCCATTGGTTTGCAATTTTATAAATCGACCTTCGCAATTCCGAATGTGGTTGTTGACAACCGTTGTAGCAGATTTTTCATAGTTGAGGGAACCATCCTGATGGCTGAACACAACGATACCGTCAGCGTCTACCTTATCACCAGAAATACCAGAGTGGCGAACATTATTTACTGTGTTATTGCTAACCATCGTTGAAGCAAAACCTCTGATCGCAATAGCCTGACAAGCTAGTCCAGTTTTATCTCGGGTTACGTTATTAACTATACAATTTGTTACGCTGCAAACGTATCCCCAACCATCAGATTGAACAAAAATTGGCAAGACACTTGTTGTAACTGATGCGTTGTCAACTGCGTGAACATTTTCCACTGTGCAATTGTCAATAATAATTCGATCTGCAAAAGTTGCTGTTGTAGCAGAGATACCCGCAGCAACTTTTGTGTTACAGTTAATTTTTAAGTTTTTTACAATGATCTGCTTGGCATCTTGAAACCGCAAATAGATTGCATGATTACCATACACACTCGGATTGCAGTTAATCACAGTTCCAGTTTCACCCAAAACTGTAATATTAATAGTTTGTGTGTTTCCTGCGTAATCATCGTTCCCAATAGAATCACTGATGTAATAGGTTTGTGCGGGGAAAAATACTGTGCCACTACCAGCATCAAAACACGCTTGAAACGCAAGATTTATTGCGGTTCTGTCGTCTGTTAGACCATCGCCAATAGCTCCATAATCCTTCACGTTGAAGGTGGCTCCGTCAATCATTCGGTTATTAACTTTAGTTAAAGACATTTTGATTCCTCAAGTATAATAATGTGCGCTAAACCCGATAGTTTGACCAGTTCCAATTGGATATGAACCATCATACTTACGCATTGTACCAGTTGTGCTGTTTCCAGTAATGCGAATAAAAGACATTTGCGCACTAGAAGTATTATATCCTGCGCCAACAATTCCATAGGAAGACTGCGTTGTTCCTAATGGCATAAATGGCAAGCCACCAACAAATAAATATCCAGCCCCTGTTCCGTTGTTTGTAATAGTAAAACTTCCGTGAACAAATACAGCATTTCCAACTTTTGTATAGTAACCAGACACCGTTCCAACGGTTGTAATTGTGCCAGTGCCTGATGAAACTGTAGGCGTCCATAATCCTTCTTCATAGTCATCGAACAGTTCACTTGTGCCAGTGCCAGCGGTGGCAGAGAAGTCGATGCCGCCGCCGTTTCCAACGTCAATCAAAATGTTGCTAGATGTTGCATAAATTGACCCAGCAACTGAGCCACTAGAAGATTTGAACATTAAAGGATAAGTATTATCCGCAGCTGGTTGTAACTCTATTCCATACTGTGTTCCCGCCCCTGCATAACTAGCTTCAATTACAGCCCCAGTTAAAATAGATGAACGATTAACAAGCAGTGTGCCAGATGTTGTTACAGTAGTAGCCTTAATCGCAGCGGGTGTTGTAATTCCTACTGTCGTTCCATCAATAGAGCCACCATCAATATTTACACTATCAGCATCTTGTTGAGCCATTGTCCCAAAATCAGATATAGCCTCACCATTTACAGTGAGAGAACCTTCAACTTCAACATTGTTAAATGTAGGGTTACGCCCAAAGATGCCGCCTTGCTGTTTAACAGTCATCATACATCCTCCGCATTTGCAAATTCTGAGAGGGTCTTGATGTGTTCATATGCTTGCTTAATAAAGTTTGAACCATTCATGTTAGGCACAAATTCATATGTCTTTGTAAAGGAAACCGTATCACTTTTGAACAGGACACTAGCAACTGCATTGTCCTTCCCTCCAGATACCGCCTCGACCTTGATATAACAGTTTGCTGTGGTATCTTGATTTCCAAGGTTTAACTGGCCATATTCTGTCATTAGAACTGCGTCGCCAGAGATTTGAAGTGTTTTCTGTAATGCCATAATAATCCTCCTAGCGTTACGCTTGCGAGTGAAGTTGTTTAACCAAAACCGAAATACTTTCAAAAGTCCGATTTGGCATTGTTAGTGTGACAATAACATCCTTCGTATTTATGCCACCAAGAGACAAAGAAGGAACTATTGCTTCAGTGCTATCACCTGTGTTGGCTCCAGTTGCTCTGCCAATAACTTGATCGTAAACGTAATACCGAGTTGGCGTTCTTGAACTATTGCGGAGAACAATAACCTTGAATGTATTAGAGTGAACAAGGTTATTTGTCTGAGAGTTTCCAACTACAGTGACTTCAAAAAAATCAGAACATGAATCCTGCGAACTAATTTCTTGAGAAAGAGTGAAATCCGCAGTCCCTAACGCTGCAACAGCACCAATCTCTACCAACTGATCTACTGCCGATATTTGATTTGCTGAAGCTAATGTTAAAATATTTGTTTTATTACCAACTAAATATTCTGGCCCTTTGATAGTTGAGGCTCCAGCGGGTGTATTAGGAAAAGCAGAAGCATCTAGATTTGAAATACTTGCAAACGATCCATTGTTAATCCACGCCTCAGTCCTAGCAAAGTGATGATAAAATGGCGTAACAAAATTCTGATCGGATGGATCTTCTGCGATGCGAAATAAGTTACCAAACGACTGTGTAAATAACGCATCGTGATAAATATAGAAATCACAACCCTCGTGAAAACATCCAAAGAAATCGTTGTTGTCAGCTTCAATGATAAATGCAGCAGTTGTCAAAGAGGCTGGCAATCCACTTGGAGAACTGTATGGATTGTTAGTTGGTGTTGCTCCACAGCCTTCGCAATGGAATGAATATACGCTGTTAGTGTCACCGTTAGATAACCAGAAACCAACCTGACAACGAGAGGCTCGAATATTCTGAAGCGTATTACGGTTATTTTGAGAAACACTTGGCGAAGGCCAAGAACTGTGAGTTGTAAAATAGACACCAATCTGACATTGAGCAATATGGATTGCTTCGTAATGATTATAATAATGACCTTCGGAAGCAGCAGATAAAATACCTGTGCCGCAATTTTGAATTAACAGATTTTGCATCTTATTGAAAGATGTATGGCTTCGTTCTACTCCGATGTTTGCAGGGTCTTGACCAAAATAAATAGCAACAGGGCAATCATAAAACTGCATCTGATGAAATTCATTGTAAGAACCATAAACTGCAAAAAACGCATTTGCATCCCAGTTTGTTTCAGTTGCACCCTGAGTAGTAGCAGCTTGATTTCTAGTCAGAATTGTCTCAATACCATCTCCAAAAAATACCTGACCAGTGTCTCTGCGATAGTAAGATCCTGTGTGTTGCGTTGTGATCTTAGTGCTAGAATAGTATGTTCCAGCAGGGAAGTAGATACGTTTTGCTCCACTATCTACAGCCGCTTGAATTGCAGCACTGTCATCCGTCACGCCATCACCAGTTGCACCAAAGTCTTTGACCGACACAAACTCTTGCAGTTTGTTCTCGACTGTGCGTGTCTGTGCGCCAGTGCCGCCTTGGTTGTAATTGATGTTGCCGCTATCAGCGTCCAGCGTATCAATGGCATTACCAATGATGACCTCGATTTGCGAGTTAAGTGGCGGAGCCTCAGTGAATGTAAGGGTAAGACCAGACACAGAGAAGCTGGACTTTAGCTGATACACGCCATCAATGTAGACTTGTGCGTTGTTCTTTGATCCAGCCTCTACAGTGGTCGTGAAGGCTGTCTGAGAGCCATCGCCAGTGAATGTGTTGTTGGTAAAGTTAGCACCCACCACTGCGCCAGCAAACAGGGCTGACGCCGTTTCTACGCCAACATTGCCGTCAGTGTCAAACTTGAGAATCTTATCAGCGCGGGTAGCCGCATCAGGAAGAGTCATTGTTGTGAACTCTTCAATAGGACTTCTTACTGCGCGATCAATCTGATCACTGATGTCAGCATCGATTGCAATCTGCTTGTCAAGCTCTACGTTAAGAGACTGTACGCTGAATGGGCCAGCGGTAGGGAAGTCAGTAGAACGCTCAATTGTTATATCGCGTACAAGAGCAACAGTAGCTGGGCCAGTAACAGACATAGTAATAGTGCCAGTAGTGCCATCACCACCGGATACTGTGTAGTCTGTAGTAATAGTCTTAAGAGTTGAATCAATGTAAACAAGTACATCTGTTTCATCGAAGAACTCAAAAGGCACAGCAAAGCTAGTCTGTGTTACACCAGCACTTACTGAGTACGAGACTCTCGGGTTGTTATCAGCAATGTTAATAGTCATGGCGCAATCCTACCTTCCAATTTGAAATTGCTCAACTCACAATTAGTATCGTCCACCAGCAAACGCTCTAGCTGTTTCATTGGTTGTATCCTTTAAAAAATGTAATTGAGCAAATGGCAATCTTCTTATTAACTCAGCCGATCCCTCACCAAAGTCACCGCTTAAAAACTTAGCAAGACCTCTTCCTACATCTACAGCATATGAAGGTCCAGCACCAGCTATGCCAGTTACCGCATCAAGCATATTCTTATCCTGATTGAATTTAGGTTTAATAATGCCCATACCAATATCGGGGCCGCCAAGTGCCATACTTACGCCCATCGCAGTGTAAAACAAATCAGAATACAAAGCAGCAACACCAGATGCATCAAATGATCTAGCAATTTTTTCATCCAAAGTCATGCGTTCCATTTGCCAATCTTTGTATTTTAATTCCATTCCCATATACCCAAGACCCATAGCTGCAGATATGGCAACTGCTCTGTTCTTTACCTGACCTTGAGCAATTGATGCTGTAATTTTGTTTGAAGCAGCAAGGCTGTAAGACAGGAATTGGAAAGGCATTGAAAGTAATCCATTCTCTATACGAGCATAACCTTTAAACTTTTCATCCTGTTTCATTCCAAATTGTTTAGCTATGTGCATTGGCACATAAAAAACCCCGTCAACAGCAATTGGTTTATCGGCTGGTGTACCCATCAAAACAGTATTACCAATACCCGCGTTCATTGAAGTTCTAAAGTTTTCTACAGCAGCTTTGTTTTCCCATTTAGATGTATTAGGCAAATACAAACCAGCTTCTGTTTGCTCCCAAGGCGAGTTAGCAATGTCATTGGCTTCTTTTTTGCCTATGTTATATCGAGCCAGATAAGCAACTTCCTGTTCAGTTGCTTGCCCTTTAGTAAGTTTGATTGACATATCAATGAGTGTATGCCCCCTTGCCATTGCATCCATCTTTTTAAAGATAGTTGTCATTGGGGCAACACCATTAAGCATAAAGAATGTAGATCTAACATTTGACATTAATCCTTCATTCAAAGGATTGTTTCTCATATTTTCGCTAAAACGCATATGAGCATCGCCTTTAAGAATATCGATAATTTCTCCAGCAAGACGACCTTCCTGTGCGCTCATGCGAACACGACTGTCATTCATAACACCAAACAAAACTTTCCATACTGTGCCAAGTTCATGCTCCATCATAATCTTTGCAAAGTCTGGCAATGTTGCAAAGCCAGCAGAGCCAAGATAATTAAGCATTGCAAGGTCTTTAAGAATGATAGAAGCTTTCAAACTCATAGACTCAGGGTTACGAATAACTGTACCTTGAACACGGTCATTCAAATGGCGAATGTCTCGCAAGATAGCGTTTCTTTGTTTTTCATTTATGTTTGCTGCAAGCAAATCGTCTTCTAGATCATCAATTACATCATCAATGTTTTTGCCAAACTTTGCTTGAAACTCATATTGAGGAGCAATCTTTGCGGTGTAAGTTTTCATTACCGCAACAGGATTGGTTTCAATAAAATCTACAACAAGCTTATTAGGTATATCTACTTCACGATGACGAAAGTGTTTAGAGCGACCATAACCATAGAAAGCATTAGCTTCAGATGTTACATCATCAAGATTAAGTATCTTGTTAATCGTATCATTAACACGCTTAGATATATCATCTGGATTGCTAGAAAGTCTTGTCCTTACTAAAGCACCGGAATCTTTATCTACTGTGTAAACAAATGGATTCTTAGAATACCAATCAAACAATATATCAAAGAACTCTTCACGCCGAGATTTAATAGCATCAAACTTCCAATAACGAGGATGAAACTTTTCCTCATTAGCTGGCATTAATCTTTGATCTGACATGGCTTTGATTTGCATGTCAGTGTCTTTCTTTTGTGCCTTCAATCGGCTTAATATATTTTGGTTGTGACTAAGGCGATCCTTTTGAGTTTCTGTTAAGTTTTTCTTTTTTCGTAACTCAGACACAATTCCCTGTCTGTACTCAATATCATCATCAAGCAACATTGATTTGTTTTTGTAATGAGCAAGACTTCCAACAAGACCTGTTGAAGAAAGTCTTTTTTCCCAAGTCTCATAAAAATCATCAAGCAACTTCATGCCGCGAGACTCAGCATCGTCTGCAGCTTTTTCTCCAAGCATACGCTTTCGGTTAAGTTGTGTTATGTATTCTTGAAAACTTATTTGCTTTGGCTGTATCTTTGCTTTTTCTGCAAGCTTTTGAGTAATGCCACCCACATCATAATCAAGAACAGTTTGCTTGCCTTTTCCAAATACAGAGCCATAGATATTTCTTAACTCATCATAAACTTGAACCCACTCACCATCTCTCATTGATGCCTTCTGATAAATTGAAGGCCCAGTACGAAATCCATTTACATGAAGATTAAGCAAGATACCAGAGTCACCAGCTATATCTAAAACAGCCCTCTTTACACGATCAGGAACTTTTAAGTTTTGCAATACACGCTTCATTGGCGTGGTTACAAACTTATAAGCAGGGCTATCTGTCCAAAGATTCTTTGGAAGATTGTAAGGCTTATCAATATTTTTTATTGCTTGGTCGTCTACTTTTCTTGCATCGAACTCATCTTTATGCAACTTAAAGTTATCTTGTCTACCCTTTAAATCTTTTGCTAGATCATCTACGCTCTTCTGAGCCTCGTCTAGCTGGGTCTTAGCAACATTAATGTCCTCAGGTGTCGCTGCTTTATCAAAGGCTGTCCTGCGCTCTTGTAGGACGTTCTGAGCATCATCCAGCATTTGCTCTAGTCTTTTAATAACTCGAGGTTCATTTTTAACTACTGTATCAATCTCATAGTTTTCTACTTGAGATAGTGGGCGTTGAGATGTGGGTGCTGGTAAGCTGGTATTAATATCTGGTTGATGAATCAGATCACGCTCACCTAAGGCCTCTTTTGTTTTGATAAAAGCATTTGCTCTTCTAGTAGCAGGAATAGAAATAGCTGTACCAAGCAAGCCGCCAGCAACAAATGCCGAGCCAATGTTAATGCCTATTTCCGCATTAGTTCCAAGAGGATCAAAGGGCGCACGAAGAGCCTCTTGACCAGCTTGAAGCGCAGCGACAGATGTACCTGTTCTTAGAAAAGATCTGGCAAAACCAATCCCTGCACCGCCAAATGGAAGTGCAACAAGATTAATAGGATCAGCCAAACCAGCAAAAAAGTGTTGACCAAAAGTTGCTTTGCTAAGTATTTCGCGCCTAGAAATGTTTTCATCAATAGCTCTTTTAAGCTCAACCATATGGTCAGCATTTTTAGCATCCATCAAATCATCACGATAAGCTTCGTATCCATCTATATCTTCTAATGGCTTGTAAGTAGGATCCTCTCTGCCTCTAAACTCAATAGCATTGCTTACATATTCAATGATTGGGTCATATGTGTAGCCCATAGACGCTCCGACAACCTCAAAGAATGTCGGATCATTTTCTTCAAATTGAGTTTGTGCGCCTCTAAATAAAACAGTGTTATGGCTAAATGGGTCTACGCGAACTGTCATTGCAAAGACTCTCTTACTTTTGCACGCAATTGATCTAAGCTAAACTCAACCAAAGTAGGCATAGTTTGCATTTCAGCAGGGGTATCGCCCTCAGCAGTTTCTACTTTTTCTCTGCCAATCAAAGGCTCAAAAAGACCTCTTTCGTTTTGAGTAACAACCATATAACGAACATCTTCAATAGCAGTGCCAGATATTAGGCGAGGAATTAAATAGGCTTTCTTTCTTCCTTTTGCTTTTACTGGCATCTGGTCAACGCCAATATCTTCAAGAACAGAAGCTGCCCCGCCAAATGGCAATCTACCTGAAACAATGTCGGTTGCAATATCAGATTTGTATTCTGTTTGGAAAACATAATCTCCTAAACCAACATCAGCAAGTTCATCATTTAATATTGAAACTGCTTGAGAACGAACACTACTATTAGGGAAAGCTGCTCTTAGTGATTGTGCTGACCTATGAATGTTAGGGCCAAACGCAGGATCAATAACAATACCATCTGTCTCTGGATAATGTTGCTCATATATACGTTTGAAAGTAGATTCAATATCTGATTTCTTTGCATTGCCAGCTACCAAATATTCAACCACCGGCATCATTTCGCGCATAACATTCGGGTTCTTAACATCAGCTCCAATAAAGGGATCATCTGTTAATAGACGCTCAGTAAACCCTTCAATAGTTTCGTCATCACCAAGTACAGCTTGAACTCTTAGTTTCATTTGAGTTGTGTCATTTCTGAACTGACGAATTTCATTTATGATTTCTGGTATATTAGCTTGCCCTTCTGGAAGAAGTGCTGAAGCATATATGGTAGCTTCAAGTAATGACTGCTCTTTAAGATCAAGAACGCCTTCCCACATATTAATAGGATCTTCACCTTCAATAGTTCTTACATCACGAAAACGTGCGTAAATATCCAGCAAACGATTAGATTCCTGAGGCAATGCACGACCACTCGCCAGACCCTTAGTTGCAGCAATTAACGGCTCTGGAATTACATTAGATGATATTGCAATTTGTGACCAAGAGCTTAACTGGGAATAGCCTTCATCAGTTGTGTACCAATTGACCACTGAAGGATCAAAGTTAAATTGATTGCCCAATGCATTGTGAACAACTCTTGTATGCCTTGTATTTGTAGATGTACCAACACCACCAACTATTTCATTTGTAGCTTTTTGATCCGCTGAAACTGTTGCATTAGCTTTATCAACAGCTATCTTCTTGTTCACATAAGAATCTGTTAGCGAATTTACAGAAGCATAATCACTAGGAGTAGTTGTTATTTGAAGAATATTATCAGCAATAGATTTTAATTCAGTCGGCAAATCTACATCCGCTGTTCCTCTTTCAGATAAATACTTTGCAAAATCTTGCATCTGTTTAGTTGACGCAAGATCATTTGCATCGCTTGTTAGCAAACTAAACATATCTTTACGAGATTCAAAAAGTCTTCGCTCTATAAAGTCAAGGCCAATACCTTTGCCAAGTTTAGAGCGCAATTCTTTTTCTAATGTTTCATAAGAAGATTTTGCTTTAGCAAAGTTACCACTAAGTATTGAGTTAGATATTTCAGAATTTTGTGTGTTAATTAAATTTGAAACACCAGCTTGATTAGCTTCAGATTCTAACTTATCTGCCTTTGCCTTTGCTCTCTCTTCTTCATTTCGGGCAATTCTTTCTGCGGTTTCTTTATTAGAAACTCTTGCTTGAAAGTTTGTTAAATCTCTTAAAACCTGATCTTTAAAGTCTGGAAAGTCATTTTCATTGAGCAAACTCTTGACAAGCCCCTGAACATTTTCAGGAAGCTGATCTATGTCTTTTACATTTCTTCCGCTTTGCTGAACGATAATTTGTAACTTATTAATATCAGCAGAAGTAATGTTATCATTCTCAACAAAATTACTAATAATATGTGAAGCTCTACCTTCAAATGCAGAACTTCTAATTCTTTTGATTTGATTGTTTGCCTGACTAGCTGTTAATACGCCAGCAGAAACCGCATTATTAATTTTCTCAATTCGTGATTGAATTAAAACATTGCCATCTTCATAAGCACCCATTGCAAACATTTTTTGAGTTTGGTTTGCATCAGAATTTGCATCGTCACTTAAGTTAAGTTGTTCAACTTCACTTTGAATAGCAAAACGTTTTGCAAGCAAATTAGCTCTAGTGCTTGCCATCCAAGCGGCGGCAATGTCTCTAGCTGTTTCTTGGAAACGAGGCTGGACATTCTTAGTTACCTGAGAAAGATACTCACCCATATCTGCTTCATAACGCTCAACAGCTTGTGGGTGGTTCTGGTGTCTAAGCGCAATCTCTGCAGACTTTTCTTTAATTGCGCTTTCAACAGATGTTACATATCTGTTTTCTGCAACCTTCTCAAATGCATCACGAGCAATAGTACCAAAGCCCTTAGGTACAGAAGGCATGTTAAAGGTTTCAATTTCACCAGTAAGCGGATCAATTGTTCTAAAGTCTGATCCTTTTATTGCTTCAGCGGTCTCTGTGCCAGTGCGCTTAGCCTGATCCGCTGCGGCTCTGTAGGCAGTTTGAGTTAGTTCATCGGCTGCACGACCAACAGTTTGCCAATACTCTTCCCCTGCTCGACTAGCTCGAACAACGCCAATTGGCTGATTCCTAAATGTTCTCTGCTCTCTAATTACAGCCATGTTACTAACCTATGTTTTAACGTCTGTGTATTTGTACCAGCCAGAAGCAATAGAAGTTGCTGCTTGAATGTAAGACATCTTCTGCGCCTGACGACCTTCATAAAGACGCTGACGCTGTTGATCTCCAAGCCTTGCTGTCTCAGCAGTTGACTGATAGTTGCTTCTCTTAACGTCACTGTAAGCAACGTCCTTCTGTTTATCCAAGAAAGCTTTAACTGATCGATCACTCATGTCACGCCCAGAGAAAGCAAACCAAGCAATGTTACTTGCTGTTGCTGACTCAAACTGTTCCATGCGATCATTCTCACGCTGGATTGCCTCAAGAGCCACTTGCTTCTTTTGCTTCTCAAGTTGCGCTGCATCAAACGCTGCAGCTTGCCTTGCAGCCCTGCCGCCTTGAATTGCTGAGTAAGCATTAAGGCCAGCACTGATTGCCATTAATACTGGAAATGCCATTAGAATATTACCTCCGCTACCAAGCCATTAACTTGCATCTTTAATGGCGCAGATTGACTAATTGTGACTACTGGATCTTTGGAATATCCAAGTAATCTAAATTCTTTTTTGCCAGTAACAGGCGTTCTACTAAGGCTAAAGTCATCAGTTACCTGATAGATTAGCAAGCGTGTATTGTTTACCGACACAGACAATGTGTCATACAAGTCAAGCGTTACCTTATTGACGCTGCGAGGCTCGCCAGTAATAGGGCCGTTAGCAGCGTTGGCATCAATAGGCAATGTGATTGCTTCAATGTCAAACTTGTATCCAACTTCTACGTTAGATGCAGTAAGCTCTGAAACGGATGATATATCAACTTGCCCACTAGCTACAGTAAATTCTCCATAGTAGTCATCGCCATCAACAACAGCAACAACAGCACCATTGTTAAACTGTGACGAAACCGTGGCAACACCAGCGGTAAAACTAAACTCTCCAGAGAAGTCTAGGTTAGCATTGTCAGTCAATTCCATAAGAATGTACTTGTTAGTACCATCGCCTAGATCATATTTACCTACAGCAAACACTCTTTCATCTACTGTGCAGATAGAGTGGAACTCGCCATTGGTTGTGATCTCAGACCAGCCAGCTTTCTTGTTTACACGATCACTGTAAAGAACAGATATAGTGCCATCGTTGTTTACAAAGAACGCATAAGACTCTGGCCTGTTTAATGCACCTTGAGCAATAGACAATTGCTTTGGAACTTTAATCAAATGAGAAGACAGAACAGACAATGCACCAGATACATAAGCACCTTCTGAGTCATCGTAAACATACTCACGCACTACATTGCCATTGCGCTGCACATAGATTGTTGATCCATCAAACGGCTTTGGCTGCACATAAGATGCGCCATATGGAGTCTGTGATTTAATCTGTGCATTGGTAGGAGTAATAGCACTGGTAGTCAAAGACGGAATATAGAACTCAGATGTTGAGGTAAACAACTGCAAGTCTCTGTTAGATACAATGTGGCGAATAGAGTTGATCTCGCCTACAGTTGCAGTCAAGTCAAGAGCATCATTATCAGCACCATTGCCAACATCCCAGTTAAAGAACTGACCAATCTTTGTTGCCCAAATACCATTAGGCTTAGAGCTTGTGCCAGCAGCCCATAAACGATTCTCATGAAAACAGATTGCCGTTGGAAAGCCACGGATGCTGCTCCATGCTTGCTCATCCCAAGAGATAGTTGGTGCATGTGTTTCAATCTTTGGAGTACCACCACCGTCTGCAGATGAGGTTGCATTAGCCCCAGCAACAAACACATATCTATTATCATCAAGAATATCAGCAATAGTTCTTGGGCCATTTAATTGGTTTTTACTAATACCACCAACAGAACCAGCATGATCTACAACAATAGCATCACCGATGTTAAGACCGTGAGCAACTTGTGTTACCTCAACATCAGCAATACCTTCTGTAGTTCTAAAAGCATTGAAGTCCAGATGAACCTCAAGCTTATCTCTAATTGTTCCAACCGCTGTTGTTGCATTGGTGTAAGCAGTGATTTGAATTTCATTGCCTTGATACCTAATAGTTTTTCCAACGTGATCTGATGTAAAGTAATCAGCACTGGTTGTCAGAATTGCACCAGTTCCTGTTGTCTTATCTACATCAAGAGTCATGCCAAGTGGCTGGAATGGGTAGTAAGGCTGATAAATAATATCGTCACTAGCATCTATATCAAATACATATGGACGCACTTCAAATGTAGTTAAGCTTGTTCTTGTTAATAGTAAGAAAGCAAAAGAACTGTGAGCAATAAACATAACATCGCCAGCTTGTACAAAGCTAATTTCTTGTAGGATGCTGTCAGTAATTGGCAAGGTAACAGCATCTGTGTCCTGAGTGATTGTAGCAGTCAGAGATACAACGCCTGTAGTTGGATCGATAATAAACACACGGATCTTCTGATGCTCAAAAGATACAATGTATCTCTCATCATCTGAAAAGATAAACGGCTCAATCCTAATTTGCTGCGTCTTACTTGTGTCTATGGTTGTGTCAAACTCATAGATCTTCTGCGATCCAAAGCGTTTCTTTAGACCGCCTTCTGATTTAATCAGGAGATTGGTTATCTTCTTTGCCGCATTGTTATACACGCTCAAGTCTGTTCTTGAGACCATAGATGGGCTGAGTTCACCAAACTGAAAGTTAGTAAGAGGCACACGGATCTTAGTTGGCATTAGCTGCGCCTTTCAGAAATGAACCTCGAAGTAGTAAGCTTTCTTGTTGTCTGTTGTTGTGCATCTAGGTTTCTAGCTTTTGCCATAGCACGTTGCGCTTGGTTTTCCATAATGTTTGCAAGATTTGCATCCCTTGCAATAGATGAAGCAAAGATTGTTGCTAGTGCATATTCAACAGCAATAACAAAATATGAAGGCCAGTTCTCTTCACCAGCCCTAAATGAATAGTCGGCAATGACTACATCAGATGTAGATGTATCTGCGTATACTTTGTCGCCATAGATTTGATATTCAATTGGCAAGTCTGTAACTGTAATAGCGTGTACCATCAGATTGTCTGAAGGTAGCTGATAGGCATAATTGTACCTACCTGTAGGCGCGGCTGTAAGCCTGTTAAGCACAGCCTGATTTGTGGCAAACCGCCAGCGTGTGTTGACAAGAGATGCTCTTGCAACATCCTCATACATATTTACAGAGACAAGAGCCTCTGTAGTACCTTCATTAAATGAAGTAATCGGGTCTGCACCAATAAGAATTAATGCCTTGGCACAAATATCAATTGGTGAGTTGGATGCAATGCTGGTTACTGCCATGAAAGTTGAGGGGGCCGAAGCCCCCTCCCCCTGTATTAGTCGCCGTCAGTATTGGTGATAGCAACACCATTGACAATATCAATGTTTGTGCCATCGTTCTGGTTGCAATATGCATGAGAGACTACTGGTGTAGTACCAGTACTTGTAACGCAAATGATAACATCATTCTTGTTAATCATGTTAATTGCAGGAAGGAAATAATCTTCCACCCGAACAGCAGTTTGCGCCTCGGTTGTTGTGTAATACCACAACGCACGACCTGAACCACCGCCAATACGAACTAGGTTTGCTGCATCAAAAGCCATTGTTCAGTCTCCTAGTTGTTGTCAAGAAGTTCATAGACACCGTTGTCGTCAATAACAACAGCACCCATAGACATCATTGAGGTTGCAAGGTGAGAGACTTTCTCGGCTACATAGTTCAGCTCAGTTGTAACGTCTGCGCCAATACCAAGACCTACAGCAGAAGTGTGGTAGGCCATGTTCTTGCCAGCAGTTACAGCAGAAGTTGAGAAGATCTTGAAGCCCAAGAACTCTTTCATTGTCATGCCGCCCGCAAATGGGAGGTTCTGATCGCCAACAAAGTCGCTAGAAGCAAACTCGTTGATTGCAAACAGATCAGCATAACCCTTTGGATGCATCGCAATGTAGCGACCGCCATCCTCAGGAACATCGGCAGAACCAAATGTTTCAAACACAGACAGAAGCTGAGTCTTACCAACAGCAGAACCACCAGAACCTAGCTGAGTTCCGTTAGCACCAGCGTCCATTGCTGTGTAAAGGATGTCGTCAGTCTTACGACCAAGTGCTGCAGCAGCAGACTTAGCGACAGCTTGACGCTCATCGATGTTGGTCTTCAACTCATCCAGCTTGTCGATGTACTCGGCTGCATAGTAGTCAGCCATTGTTGTTTCAACATTGGTGTGAGCCAGTTCCATTGGAGTAACGTTGCCGTTACGAGACTTTGTTGAAGCAGAGCCAGTTCCGATTTTCTGGAAACGTACAGTGTTACCATTTACATTGCTTACTGAACGAACAGTGTTCCGCAACTTGGAACCCATACGCTGATAAGCCATATGAACTTCGGACTCGAACTGCTTAATAAAGGCTTGGTCAATTGTATTAGCCATTTTAAGCTTTCCTTATCAAAGAGAGTTACTATTGTCGCGGTTATCTGTTCAACATCCTCAACGCGATTGTCCTAGCGGGTCGCTCAGTGTATTACAGGCCGATTAGACGTATTATAAACACTAAATTGTACAGAATTGCAACGCACAAAACGTAACAGTTCGTGTCCATTAAGAATTAGACGCTCATCAAGAACAACAAAGCCAGACCAAGCCAGCCACATTATTGTGTGGTGATGGTCAATAGGTACATAGTTTTCAATGAGATCGTAGGTTCCTTGAAGAAACTCAACGCCAACTCTGCTACTTTTTGCAAAGTTAAAATAATTTGCATCTATATCTGTTGTGCCAAGAAGCCAGACCCTAGCCTGATTGTCTTCTGTGGCAACAGTTCCACACATCCCAATAGGTGTGTCGTTGTGCATTACAGTATAGTTTTTTGTTCCCTCTGTCTCCAAGGGAATAGTCAAAGCTTCTATAGGAGATAGCATATGGATCGCGCACTCACGAATATCGTGAGGACGCATTTTTTCTGCAACATGCTTTGCATGTGAAAGAGTTGAGTCGGTAAGGTATATGTTACCGACTCTTGCGTACTCTCTAGCCATAAAGCTTCTTAAATCCATCCTCTACTTGACGGATAAAGTTTGCATCACGATTGCCAGCTTTCCAGTAACGCTCATCGCGCATCATCTCTTTCAAAGAGTCTTCATTGATTGCGCTTGCGCTGTTGGTAGATTCAGAGAAGGATGAGTCCTTCATAGATTCCATGATATGCTCAAGTGCCATAACACCATCGGCTGTTTCGCACATGCGCTCAATGGCTGGCATCACACTCTCTGGAAAGAAACGATTAGCAAACAAACTTACCGCTTCAGTACGAGCAGGAGCATTGTCGCCTAGCTTCTGCAACTCAGCATCATAGTCAGGAACATTAGCATTGATTGCATTAACATACATGTTGATGCCTTCGCTGAACTCTTCTTGAGAGAAACCATTCTCAAATGCATGTTCTGCCCACCAGCCAAGCAATTCATTATCTGCAGCAAGAGTTTCATCAATGCCTTCCGGCAGTTGATAGTCACCCTTATCCGCTGGTCTGTTTTGAAAAGCTTGCTCTTCTATTTCTTTCAGGAAAGCATCTTTAAGTTCTTGCTCTTTCTGACCAAGCTTACCCTCAAGAGACGAATAAGCAGCGGCTAGATCTTCCGCAGACTTAAACTTTTCTGGTAGCCACTCAGGGCGTGACTGTTCTTCTGTCTGGAGTAATGGATCGCCACCTTCTGTTACGATGCCAGAATCCTCTACTTGAGCCTCACCAGACTCTGCTACTTGACCCTCTTCACTCATTTATCTTCACCTTATGTCCGTGATTAATACGACCCTCAATGAGGCCAACGATATATCGCTGACCTTCAACATGCCGCAGTTCATCATTAGAAACTGCTGCACCATTCACTGATTCTATAGTAATAGATCGTAGGTAGCGCAATACTTCTTTTCCAGTGTCAGTGGAAAAGAGGCTTGCAACATTCTTGCTTATGATAGCGTCTTCACTCTTTCTGCGGCGAAATCCGTCAATACCTACAAAGTTATTGCTGTCCACCAATAAGCTGCTCCTGTTGACTCGTCAATTGCTGTTGCTGTGCATACTGTTGCGCCATTGCAACCAGTTGCTGTCGCTCGTTCAAATCACGAATCAGAGTATCAGGTACACCAAACTTCTTAGCTAGATACACGGCTGTCTCTTCAGAGTTGATTAGAATGTTAGTAATCTCAGGCCCAAAGCGTCCCTGTACTAACTCAAGGAACCGAGCAACAGAAGTAATATCCTGATTTGCTTGCGCTTGTGCAAGAGGGGAAACAGAGCGAACCTTTACATCTCTGCCATTAATTGTAGGCAGATCAATGCGTCCCTGCTTCTTTAGGATATAAACTACACGCTGCAATACAGGCTGTACAAGCTCTGCTTGCAGACGACCAAAGGCTGAACCAATGCGGCGTGAAAGATCTGCCATGCGTTCTGCAACCTCGGTAGCAGATGCTGGTGTGCGATCAGGATTACCTAGCATGTCATTGTAAAGCGCACGTTTAATGTTCAAGCGCATATCAGACAAGACAAGGTTAGCAACATCAAAGGATCCTGCAGACTGAATCGGTGTAAGTCCAGTAGATCCAACAGCTTTTGGAATGACAGTCCCTGGGACGAGATTGATTGTATCAGGGTTAATCACGCCATCATCTTCCATTTGATAAATGCCAGAGATAGCCATCTGTGCATTTTCTAGGATCAGTTCAATGGTAAGGTTAGTTGTTTTGATTGCGCTTAACGCATTGATAAGTGGGCCACGACCATAGATTTCACCAGCACACTTTGACCAGCGGAAGCAAACAAAAGGATTAGAGCCAACGCCCTTATAACGTTCTGACGCTATAACGTCCTTAGTGTACATCTCGATTGCATAAAACAGATAAGCCTCTTCATTCTTAGAAGAGTAATCTT